GTGTAGCGGTGTGGCAGACGTGCCGATAAACGATTGTCTAACTCTTCCCAGTACTCGGAATCACTTGGATCCCAACCATCTGCTGCGAGTTCTTGATCAATTACCTTGGCGATTCTACTATCTGTATCTCGAGCCTGCGGATCGTACCAAGAGTTTTTCTTTAACCACTGAGTTGCATTTTGCTGTACTTCAGTGCTAATTTCGTTTGGTACGTTTTGCCTAGGGGCTTTTGCTTGCTCGAGCTGTTGTTTTTTGTAATACTGAGCTTGTTTCAAACGCTCTTTAGCGTCTGTCAATTGCTCTAAAAACTCAACTTGACCTGCTGCATCGCCAGATTGCGCGGCTTGCAACATTTTCATTTTTGCATACTCAACTCTGGTAGCCTCATCTTCGATGGACTTATCTAGTTGTGCAAACTGATATGATGCTGCTGCGTTTTCTACTTTGGCTAAACGTTCAGCCAACTCAGCGTTGCGGCGCTCAAGTGCGCTAATCTTGTTGCGTGCCGTTGCCTCGCGCTGCTTATTTAATTCTTTCTTTAGCCGGCGTTCTTCTCTGCGTGCCTCGCGAATCTTTTCGCGGTCTTCGTCTGTTTCCTCAGGATCAGAATCCACCTCACCACCTTCGGCAGCTTCTACGGGTTCATCTTCGTCCTGATCATTGTCTTCTGGTTCGTCTTTTTGTTTTTCTTCTTCTGGAAAATGATCAACATGCTCTTCCAGTTTGGCTAAAACAGAGCCATCATCTTGTTCCTTGATCGGAACGTCTTTTTCATTATCTGCCATAATTTTCTTTCAAAATTAGTCTACAAACGCTTTCATCTTCTGCGCATGGTCAAATGACTTGATGCGTGAGATGATTTCACGTGCCTGGATGGTAATAAACACCACGGGGGAGCCATCATCATCCGGATTAACAACGAAACGGTCACCGCCGTACTTGATGGTTCTAACCAAATCGCCTTCTTTACACCAGGGGCCTTCAATCCAAGGCTCTAAGGTATCTGGCGACTTATATGCTAGTGGGCCAATCTGGCGTACTTTAGCTACAGTCTCATTGAAACGTAACGTCTGTCGGGTTTCGTCAACTAAAATGATTCCGCCCTTACTTTTTGCCTTCTCCCGTCGTAACTGCACTAACACACGGTCTCCGGCCACTTCAATACCTGGATCAATGTCTGGAAAGCATTCCGCTTCCGAACGAAGATCTGGGTCTTCCTTTTGTGATATATCAAATGCCATGCGGCATCTCCTTTCTTGAATCTTACGATTCGTCTTCTTCGTCTTCCGTTAAAATCTCGTTAATAATATCCAACGTAATCTTAAATCCCTCGTGTCGGCCAACCAATCGCTGGTAGTCCTCAAACGAATTTACGTTAGTTCCCGCGGTAACGGATTCCGCTAGTGATTTTTGCTCAGCCTTTACACGACCGATAATTTCAGATAAAAAGTCCTTCATAATTTCACTAATGCAAGTATATGAAGGAATCCGCCCTAAAATTAATAAAAATTGCCGCCTTTAAGTTCATTAAGATTTTTGCCTGGACCGACTGGCTTACCATTTCTTAGTTTAGCTTGGGCTGCGCCCCGCTTCCAGTTGTTGTCGCGGTGGCTACCAGACGCGCCGGCGTCTAGGGTTTTGTCTTCTGGGCCGCCGCCGCTAGATAGTTGACCAGTCTCCTGGTATGTTTGACGGAAGCCTTTTAAATTTTCGGCCATGTTATGCTCCTGTGGTGGGTTTTGGTTGTAGTGCTGCCTGTACTGCCTGTTTTGTTACTTCTGCATCATTTAAAAATTTTTGCTTTTCAATCTCGATGCCGTGCTGACGAATATCTTTTTCGGCCTCGTTAATTGCCTGGATACCCAGCATTTCTTGCTCTTGCGCCATGGCAAGTTGATCCGCCGTTAAGTTGGCGTGGGCCTGCATAGCAGCAACTCTTTCACGTGATGCGTTGTTAATGCCGGCAAGTGCGATATTGGTAGAGTTTTTCTGGTTATCCAAATCGGTCTGTACCTCGTACTTACCTTGAAGTTCCAGGACCTTGCGTTGCAATTCAGCAATCTTAAGTTCGTAGTCTTGTTGTGATCTGGACTGCTCGATCTGCATTTTTGCTTGAGACTCAGCTTGTTTACGCTGAGTTTCGGCCATTTGAGTCTTAAGAATAACCTGGGCGGTTGGATCAGCGGCAGCTGCTTGTTGAAGCTGTGCTTCTTTGGCTTGTTGTACTTTTTGTGCTAACTGCTGTATTTGTTGTACAAATGGCTGCATAGTCATTTGCGAATCTTGCCCAACCATCTGTGAGGCCAAAGCCAACGCCTGTTGGGCTTCTAAGTCTAACGGCTTTTCTTGGTGTAGCTCTAACGTATCTCTTCCACCAGACGCCTGGGCCACGTACGCGCGCATAGATTGTAGGTAGTGCAGCGTTAAGTGTTGCTTAATGTGCTCCAACGCATTGGGCGCGAATGTTGGCCCAATCACTGGGTTGCCGCCATACGCAGGGTTCATCGCATACTCTAAATGGATTTTGATATGGCTGATGTGGTCTTGGTCTGGGTAGGCTGCGGCGGGACGTCCCATGGTCATGGCGACGTTCTCTAACGCAGGATTGGATTCTTTTGCACCTAATGGGTTTGGTAATATCTCATCAACGTTAGGCACCTTAAGCTGCAGTAATACCCTGCGGTACGCCGCACGAACGTCAAACATTCCAGGTGGCGCAGACGCAGCCATTTGAAGAATGGCCTGGTTCTGAGCTAAGCGTTGTGTCTCAGAGAAAATGTTGGGGTCAGATACTGGACGTACATCGTTGTTGTACGCAAAGTCACGAACTTCAATTGCCTCGCCGGACTGGTTGTCCATATCAGACAGATACCAGTGATTGATACGAGAGATAATTGCCAGTGACTTAGCTTGGCTGCGGTGTAGTCGTGCGTGAATGCTGGAGAATACTTTAGCGCCCTGCTCGATAAGAGCCTGGGCCGTACCAACCGGCATGTTGTTGTTTGCCTCGCCAATTTTTTCTTCTGCGGTGGTGACAACGCCTTTGGCTGCGTCAGTTAACCAGCCAAGTAAATTAAACAGTACACTGGATGGTTGATTAAACGGCATTGGCATCGCAATCTTGCGAACATCGTCAACACCAGGTGCTCCTTCAATTTCTACTACTTGCGTAGGTTCGATTCGATCGCTTTGGCCACCAATTCGTCCACCCTTGAGCTTAAGTAGCGTTTGGGAATTGTTAATATGCGCCGCGTCAAGGAGAGCACGTAAAGCACCAGTGAGAGCAGCGCTAAGGCCGCCAATAAGATGGGGAAGACCAATAGCATAAGCGCCACGCCAAGGGATAAATTTAAACTCGACATACCAGTCCAGTTTTTCAAACTTCTCATCATTTGCTTCCCAGTTACGATACAGACCCAAGACTTTACTTGTGGTCTCATCAATCATTAAAATGTAAGGGGCGCGTTGTCCCTTAGTTTTGTCGTCTTCATCCAAGCGCATGAAGCAGGTAATCTCGTAAACACGACGTAATCCGTCAATGTTTTTCGATGGCATGTCCTTGCCCTCGATCTTGTTGTTTGCTTTTTCAGATCTTGTCTGATCGTTTAACGGCGCGTCAGACGAATACTCGCTGTCGATGTCGATGTAGATACCAGCCTCAACGCGCTGCAAGAATGTGTCTTCGGTAATGTCTTGTACTTCGGTTACACGTTGCGCGGTGTAAAAATTGGTGGACGAGTATGGTAACAAGATGTTATCAATTGCAACCCACTCGCAGATTGGACGCTTTTGTTCTTCGTCCCAGCGCCACTTAAGGAACTGTGAGCCACCTAACGGCAACTGAGTGAGCAACTGCTCCATTTCGTCGCGATACTCGGGTACCTGCTCGGTTAGCTGCCAGTTAAGGAAGTTAACCTTACGATCTGCTGTCTCTTCTTTTACGCGATCTGCTTCGCCCTTGATGTTAGACTTAACTAAGCCATCGGGTGGAAGTAATTCTTTAGCCGTTGACGCAGCGAAGTCAACGCAGGCCTCTGCCATAACTGGGTGCACCACCTTGGAAGCACCGTCAAACGTCGCCCCTCCAGGTGCATCTTTTCCAAGCCCAGTTCTACGCAATCCTTCTTCATATTGTTTATCTCGTTGTGAACGCGACTCTTTGTCTACGTCAATTAAATCTAAATATTCGGTGGCCAAGTTTTGTAGTGTGCCCTCATCAAGCACTTCGGCCAAGTTCTCGTAAAACTCTGGGTTTTTACGTGGGCTTTGTTTTTCTTGGTAGTTGATAACAACCGAGCCGTCTTCTAACTCAATGACTTCTTCTTCAACGTCGCCAGGTTCTAATCCAAGCGCCTCTTCGTAGTAGTCCATCTCGGCATCTTGCGCCATGGCCTCTTGAATGTTTTGTTCAGTTTCAAGGCCGGGCAAGTTTGAGCCAGACTGAATGGGTAGTATTGGGTTTGCCATTATTTTTTAATCTTTTTTGAAATTGCGCTAGCCGCTTTTTTTATTGGTTTTGCAAAAGGAAGAACACTTAGTCCAGCAATTCCACCTGTCAGGGCAGCACCGCCAGTTTCTCCTTGCTCCAACTGTCGTTTCATTTCTGGTCCTGCGTCAACGATAGAAGTTGCCATTGAGAGTGGGTTTAAAAATTGTAGCGGTAAATATTCTGTTTGTTGGCCTTCAGAGCCTGTGCCAAATAAACGATCGGCTGGTTTTTCACCAATCAAATTTGCTATTTTATCACGCATCCAGGTTGTAGCTGTTTGCGGTTGCGCTTGAAAGGTTGGCTCAGCTTGTGGCATTTGATTTGACATTTGGTAATCATATGCTTGCATTAGTGCCCGCAACATTTCGGGGCTCATTTGATTTGCAGACCCACCATTTGAAAAAAACTTAGGCTGCACCCCAGACTCCTCCATCAACAACTGCTGCGTCGTCTTTAACATGCCGGGGGAGGCGGGCGTCATGCCAGCCTCTTCCATTAGTTTTTGTTGTGGGGTCTTTAGAAAGTTCATTTTGAGAGGGTAGTTATTCCTATTTATACTAATGCACAAAACTTAGGGGATCCGCCCTACTGAGCGTAGGGGTTGGCAAATCGCTTGCTTAGGTCGTCGTCCACGTAACTATAGTCTCGAGCTGGTAGCGGGTCGAGTTGGATCCATCCAGAATCACGTAAAACGCGCAGCGCTTGCGAGAGTGAGTCGACGTAGTCGTCGTGTCCGCCAGCCTCTGGAAATGAACATACTTGACGCAGAAAACGTTTTGCCCAGTCTGCATATTCGCCTTTTCGTTGTGGTTCCTCTGGTATCCAGACCTTGCCCTTAGCTACCAGGGGCGCGACAATGTTTAATCGTTGTACCTTATCGGCGCGGCCGGGGTTGTATCCACGGACCGGGACACCGGCGCCCTGGAGCTCCTGGATCAGCGAGATACCCGCCGACTTGTCTTCCATCAGGATCAGGTCCGCTTTTCGGCCCTTGCCAAAGTCGTTATCCGCGCCGTAGACCACCTCTTTAAAGTCGTTGATTACCTTCCTACGCAGCTCGGGATATGACAAATGCTCGTCCCAAGAGTCTAGAAGTATAATCGCCGTCCCGGCGTCTTGTTGTTCAAACACGCCCCAGATGGTGCAGGCGGTTGGGTCGTTCATTGTCTTCTCAGAAGTCGCCGGATCATACGACGCAATAACATACTCCAGCGTCGGAGTCGGTTTGTTGGCCGGCCAGAGCTTAAACTGTTTGCGCTTGATGATGCCGGACTGTTCCGGGTCAAGGATCTCGCCATAGATCTCTTGGCGGCCAATGTCAGTGCCATCGTACGTCTCAAGCTGTTTGAAGAACGTCTCTGAGAGGTTGGCTCGGTTGTCATAAGATGAGGCGTTTGATACATATACATCGCCGCCTACTTTGCCCTCGTTTAGGTCTACAATTAATTCTTTTGGCTTGGGTGTGGTGGTAATAATCTGCTGCACTCGAGGGATGCGTGGGTCCCGTAAGCGGAGCGTAAACTGTACGCCATCGTAGGCATCGTCGATGTAATCAAATGCACACAGCTCGTCGAACCAGGCGCCGTGATATTGCTTACCTCGATAGCGCTCGGGCTCCGAGGCTGGTATCCCCTGTATAAGAGATCCATTTGTAAGGGTGATTTCAAACAGGGACTTGTTGTAGTCTCG